TTTTTTTAATTAATGTTACTTTTTTTCGATTTTTTTCGATTTTTTTCGAATTTTTTCGAATTTTTTCGCTTTTTTTCGCTTTTTTTCGAAAAAAACGAAAAAAAAAATTTTAATTTAAAAAATAAGTTACATAAAATAAAATGAATTTAAATTGCGATTATTGTAATAAAAAATTCAAAAATTCTTATATTTTAAAAAATCATATGAAAACTGCAAAATACTGTTTAGAAATTCAAGGATTAAAATTATCAGGTTCATTTAAATGCGATTTTTGTTTAAAAAATTATGTTCAGAAAAAAGATTTGGATAGACATCTTGTAAGCTGTGTAGATAAAAAACTTTCGGAAAAAGATGAAATTATTGCAAATTTAAAATTAGAAAACGATAAAATTATTACATCTTTAAAATCAGAAAAGGATAAAATTATTTTAGAAAAAGAATCTCGTATAAAAGAATTACAAGATGAACTTTTGGACATCATAAGAAATAGACCATCTACATCTACTATTATTAATAACAACAATAGTAATCAACGAATAAATACAATTATAAATAATCTTCAACCTATTACAGATGAACATTTAAATGAACAAGCTAAGTTTCTCACACTTGATCATATTAAACAAGGAGTTGATGGATATGTAAAGTATGCATTAGAATATCCATTCAAAGATAGAATCGTTTGTGTTGATTACTCAAGAAAGAAAATAAAATACAAAGATCAAGATGATAATATAATAGAAGATCCAGAAATGACAAAGCTATCACAGAAGTTTTTCAAAGCAATAGAAAGAAAAAATACTGAAATCGTTGAAAGTCAATTATCTGAATTATACCAAAAATTAGAAGAATTACACAATGATTCTAATGATGAAATGAATGAAGACGAAACTATTATTTTTCAAAATAATTCAGATCGAATCACAAATAAAATCTTTTCTTTCAGAGATAATCGTATTGATATAATGGAAGCATCAAAAGGAAAAAAATCAGATATCAAAAATAATTTTGTAAGAAATATTTGTTCACAGGTCAAAGTTTGAAATAGATATATATTTTTATACTAGAAATAGTATAAAAAATAATTAAAATAATTCATATATTAAAAAAATAAAATATATTTTTTATCTGTTAAAAATAAATGCAGCAAGATATACGTTCAAAAACTAGAACAATAAGTAGAAATATGTTTGAAAGAAGCAAAAAAAGAGAAAGATATAATAAAACTCCTCTTGAAATCATGACTATGAATATTTCAATAGTTTATAATACATTATTCAATGATTATTTGAATAATAATATAGATCTATTGAGGAAAGTAAAAATTTTAAATGATCCAAGTTTGATGATAGACATTATTGAAGATAAGTTCAGTGAAAAACATTTAAAAAGTTTAAATCCAACTGCTTTGGTTGGAGGATTTTTAATATTAAGTGATAATGGAAAAAGTATAGATGCTAATAAGGTAAAATTTATATTTGAAAAAGAAGTCAATGGTGTTCAAGTAATTAATTTTTTTAAAAATCAAAAAGTAAAGGAAGAAGATATAATAAGATATGCAAGATTTTGGATAAAATTTTTATAGATGTGGCTGTTTATATCATTTTCCATAAACTTCTATTTTTTTCACTAGGAAACCATGATGAAATACTTGTATGACTTAATAAACACTTATATTTTTTAGAATTATACATTACAATTTGATCGTTATTGTAGTTAACATCTTCTTTCCATTCATCGAATGTTTCAAATGTAGGAGGAGTATTATTTTTATTCTCATCATCATTGAGAATTTCACTTTTCTGTTCAATCCATAATATAACATCAGGTGCACAAAGTGGATTAGATGTGTGAGTAGTTGTGCAAAAATATTTTTTTCCATCATGTATAACACTGCATCCGGCATTATATGTTGTTGATTCTGACCATCCAGACAAAACTTTCATAGGATTTGTATTGAAAATATTTATACATTCATTTATTATATCAATACATGATGGTTTTCCAACTTTATGATAACTCCAAACAAATAACCCATTATTTTGAGTTTCATCATCAAGAATACAATTTACATAATTTCCAATTTCTTCTAAAGTTATTATGTGACCTCCCCATGCTTCTGGTGGAACTTCAGCTCCAAGCATCAAAGGACCTTTGAAATATTTTCTATAAGATTTAAATGATATTAAAGGGTCAAAATTACTTCCTGCATCATATGACATTATATTTATCCAATCAAGAAGATGCCCGGCTTTAATAATTCCTTCTATACACATACCAGTATTCTGACTAATTGGTTGACAATTTTGAAATTCATCTAAACCATAAGCTCCTGTTGAAAATGCAGCTAATGATAATAATAATCCTTCGGGTAAATTATTTCTCATATTTTCAATTAAATATGACAGTTTCGAAGATGCCATATTACCTCTAATATCCTCCCAATCCAAGTCAACACCATCGCAATTTAAATCAATGACTAAATTTTTTATATTTTCAGGATTAAATATATCAAATGTAAACGTTGCTCCTCCAACTGATAACATTACAATGACACCTCTTTCTTTCAATTTTTGTATAGAACCTTTGACAATTGAAAATTCAGACGAAAAGTCTAACCCAGTTCCAACCCAACTATTTGAATTTTGTATATAAGAACATGCCGGTGATACAAAACTAATATATACAATATTTATATTTGAATCGATATTTGATAAATCTAAAGAAGTTGAAGTTGCGCTCCAACTCGAACTCCAGCTGGAAAAATATGCACCTAATCCATAATTTCCTTTTAATTTTTTTTGAAAATAATTAGACATTTTTTATTTATTATTCAGGTTATTTTATTTTTAAATAAGAGATTTTTTTTTGTAAAAGAATTTTCATTGAATAAACTCAAAAGTTGAACAAATAGGAAAATGATCTGACAGATCATTTGTTGTAAAATTAACTGAGTTTAACCAGCCAATTTTCCATAAATTAAAATTATATTTTGCAACCTTTGGTTTCAAAATTTCTGTGTAAACTAGATTAGGTGTTTTGTGATTTTTCGAATACAAAATATGATCAAAATTAAATTTTTGGATATTTCTTGGATATGATATTATTCCTTCTTTTTTTACAATTCTACTGTAAAAATCTTCGTCCGAACCATCAATACCATACATTGAATTTTCTGTAGAGTCAAATGTAAATTTTTGATTCGATACTATTTTTGGAAAAGAAAAATTAAAATCTAAATATTTGTCTATATTAGAATTGTTTGTATTAAAATCACCAGATATTATAACAATTTCATTATACAAGAAGCGAAATTTTTTTATGTAATTTTTTAATTCCTCAAGTTGTTTATTTCTAGCATCATAATATTGACTCCATGCTTGTAAATGTGTCGCGAAAATATTTACACGAAATCTTTCTTTTTTTACAAAAATTCGAATTATTCCCTTGTTTGCTAAATAATCAGTACCAGATGCATTTTTGAAAACATATGAACTATACCCTAATATTGGATGTTTAGATAAAATAAAAATTCCTCCATTACTTAAATAATTATTATCATCAGATAAAACAGGTGTGGAATATTTAAATCCTGCGTTTGATAGATATTTTATAAGTATGTTTCTAGAGTTTTCTTCGAATGCTTCACAAAATGAAATAACATCAGCATCACCTACATTATCAATTATATATTTTGATATCATTTCCGCTCGATATTCATTGTCTTGACTAACAATAAATTTATACATAAATTGAACATTATAATGAAAAATTTTAAATTTCATATTTTATTTCTAATCTAATTTTTTTAAATAAAAAATATGATTGTTTTATATTATCAAATTTCATTAGTAGTTTTAGAAATAAAATATATTTTATTTTTTTTATTATTATTTATAATAAAAAATGAACGAACAAACTATATTTCTAATTTTTTTCTTATTGTTACTAGCATCTTTTTATTACGGAGATGATAATTTACACAATAAAATAGGTACAAATTCTTACGTTTACTTAGATGAAGTTTCTTGTAGACTTTTAAGTTTAGGTACAGTGGCAATTTTATGCTGTATATTCTGGAAAATTTATACCGAAAATTGGGTATAAGTAATAATTTTTAAACTATAATACAAGTTTAAAAATTTATATATGTGATTTATGTGATTTATGTGATTTAAGAAAATAAGCTTTTAATACCTTCAAATTTAATTTTTAATTTATTATATTGTTCTTCAATTTCATCATGTTTACTTTTTAAGGAATCATGTTCAAGTTTCAAAGAATCATGTTCACTTTTCAAAGAATCATATTCAGAATTTTTAGCAGTAACTTTATCTATTAAATTGGATATTTCATTTTTATAATTATCATTACTTAATTTTATAGAACATGATAATTCGGAAAGATAATTGTTCAAGTAAGTAAAATTTTCAGTAAAATTGTTTTTTGAAACTGTATTTTCAACAGCTTTATTAACTACTGCACTGTTTTTTGTTTTATTTTCTTCTTCGCCTTCACCTTCACCTTCTTCTTCGCCTTCGCCTTCGCCTTCACCCTCTTCTTCTTCACCTTCAACTTCTTCTTCACATTCACCTTCACCTTCTTCCTCTTCACCTTCTTCTTCGTCACCTTCAACTTCTTCTTCGTCACCTTCAACTTCTTCTTCGTCACCTTCAACTTCTTCTTCTTCACCTTCAACTTCAACTTCTTCTTCACCTTCTTTTTTTATTAAAGATTCATCGTATTTAAATTTCCAGTTTTCACAAATCTCCAATGCTTTTTCATCTAAATTTATCAAATTTCCGTCAATAAATCTCCCTATTACAACTTTATCAGTAGATGATTTTAATACTAGTGTTGATTCAGGGTGCCATATTGTGTCATATTCTTTCAATCTTTTAAAAACTAATTTTCCAGACTTTGATGAGCTCATTTTATATAAAAAAAAGTAATCTTTAAATTTAGAAAAATCAATTTTTTTTTTTGAAAGAGGTTTAAAACAAAAGAATAATGTAATAAAAATGTCAATTAATAAACAACAAATAATACATATTGTATCGGAGTTAGTTATTATTACCGGGATAAGCATTTATTTTAATTCTAAAGTTAAAAAACTAGCAAATTATATTGAAACATTGGAAAATAAAATTATTCAACAAGAACAAGTTATTCAAAATCATGAACAACTTTTATTAAGACTGATGAATAATTTTGAGATGTTGAATGTTAATGTATCTAATATTCAAAAATCTTTTCAACAAAATAATAATAATAATGAAGAAAATATCAAAGCAAAAACTAAATTAAAAAATAATAAAAAAAATAAATCATCTTCTTCTTCAGATGAGAAAAAAGAAGAATTGTTGAAAAATACCACTCCATCATTACAAACAATATTTTCACACAATATACCAAACGAACAAATATTTATAATGGAAATGCCACTCAATCCTATTAACATGATGAATATGAATAAAGAACCAATAACTCAAAGTGACAAAGTGGAAGAAGTTATAGATGATGATGAATTTCTGGATAAAGAAATCGAAAACGAATTGAAAGAACTGGATGATTTGGAAGAAGATAATAATGACAAAAAAGTTGATAATGTTGAAGAGAATGTTGACAACGATGATGTTGAAGAGAATGTTGATGATGACGATGACGACAATGAATAAATTAAGTTTAATTTTCTTACAGTCAAATTTTCAAAAAAACGGGGACACATAAAAGTTCTTTTACATTTAATAATTTAATAAAATTATTTAATGCTACTACTTACTAAAAAAGTTTATTAAAATTAGGTATCTACATGATTTCATTTTCCAAAAATTTTGGTTTTGATTCATTAGTAAAAACTTCATCAGTTACTTCATACATGTCATCAAAAATAATTTCCATATTTTCAAATTTTTTCATATCATTTCTTGGATTAGTTCTTATTAAAATAAAAGGATCGATATTTGTCCAGTCGATATTATATTTTTGTTCAAATACAGCTACAACTGCGTTAGAAACTTCTTCAAAAGATACCGTTTCTCCGTTTGCAATTGAATTAAAAAATTTTAATTGTTCAAACATAGATGCAGTATTTCTCAACATTTGTTTCATTTGTTCTGATTCACGTTCACTTAAAATTTCTTTTGTAAAAAATATTCCATCCTTAGAACTTTCAATCATCTGAACATTTCCATATTTCATATTTCCTAACATTAACATAGTAAATAAAGTTGTTAAAAATTCTTTTTTATTTAGCACTGATATTGCTTTACTAGTAAAAATTCTTCCAACTAAAATTTCCAATGCATCACCGGCATTTAAAACCTGTAAATCTTTTCGCCCATCACTATTTTTTTTATAAATCATATTTGGCTTTGATAACAAATAAAAGAAATAAAATGCGTTGAATACTGTATTATTAGTTATAATTTGAATACATTTTTCAACAATATTTGTTGTTGTTTCAAAATTATTATCATTTAAGGGAAAAAAATTTTGAGGAAATAATTTTATTAAATTATCACTGTAATTAAAGTCCTCTTTTTTTTGAGTAAGTATAATTTGCAATAATTCACCAGTTTTCAAATCTGATTTCTGAGTCAACAATTTATGTATACCCCAAGTAGACACCGTGATGACTGCGATCACTATCAATAGTATAAAAGTCAAAATTACTTTGTTCATTTATTATATATATATAAAATAAAAAAAAATTATATCATTCGTTTTATTATAAATACAGTTACTTGTGTATGATATTTTATAAAAAGGATATAAAAATTTATATTATAACAAACCTAAGTGTTTTAAAATTGAATTTTTTACAATATCATTATTTTTAACTATTATATTATTTATTTGTTCTAATTTATTATCAACATCATTAATATCGTCAATTTCTTCAACTTCATTAACTTCATCACCCTCTTCTAATTCTTTTTTTTCAGAAACATACAATTCATCTTCTTCATCATCCACTTCGTCTTCTTTCTCTACTTCTACTTCTTCGTCTTCTTTCTCTACCTCTTCTTCTTTCTCTACTTCGTCTTCTTTCTCCACTTCGTCTTCTTTCTCTACCTCTTCTTCTTTCTCTACCTCTTCTTCTTTCTCTACCTCTTCTTCTTTCTCTACTTCGTGTTCTTTCTCTACCTCTTCTTCTTTCTCTACCTCTTCTTCTTTCTCTACTTCGTCTTCATCAGATGAATCATCATCAATGATAATATTTCTTCTTTTTTTAGTTCTTTTGATAGGAGTTTCACTTTCTTCACTTGAAATTTCATCTTTCTCGATTTCTTCATCTGAAGAATAGTCGTCGGTAATGACATTTCTTCTTTTTTTAGTTCTTCTAATTGGTGTATCGCTAAATATTTTTTTACATTTTGATGATTCTTTGTGCTTTTTTAATTTTATTTTTGAAACTAATAAACCACAAATATCGCAAATTATTTTACCTTTTTTATTAGATGTACGTTTACCAGTTGTTCTTCTTGGAGACAAAGATGGCGTACGTTTACCAGTTGTTCTTCTGGGAGACAAAGATGGCGTACGTTTACCAGTTGTTCTTCTTGGAGACAAAGATGGCGTACGTTTACCAGTTGTTCTTCTTGGAGACAAAGATGGCGTACGTTTACCAGTTGTTCTTCTGGGAGACAAAGATGGCGTACGTTTACCAGTTGTTCTTCTGGGAGACAAAGATGGCGTACGTTTTTTTGGAGATTTTTTCGGTGACAAACCTGATTGTTTTTCCAAAATTATTTCTTTTAAATCTTCAAGTGATAATGATTCTACTTTTTTTTTACCTGAATACAAACTATTTTTAATTATATATTTTACAAAAACCTCTTTATTTCCCCAATTTTCAATAACTAATCTATCAATTTTGTTCATAAGACCTTTCGCTTTTTTTTCCTCAATTTTTGTTAAAAGTTCAGCTAAATCATTTAATTTTAAACGGTTTATTGATATAAATTTCATATTATTGTCGGAATTAGGTCCGCGTGATATCCCTTCCTTTTTCAATTTATTCAATAAATCTTTTGCACTCAATCGTTTATTTTTTTTTAATTGTTCTTGATAATTAAAAGCCATTGTGTTTTTATTTAATATCAAATATATTTTTTATATATTTTTTTTGAAATAATAAATAAAAAATATAAATATAAATTTTTTTGTAATTTTTAAATAACATACTTAAAGTCCTCAAAATCTTTATTTAAAATGACGAAACAAAATATAAAAGTTATTAAAGTTCCTCTTAATCCAGATGAAAAGCGTGCTTTAAATAAATTACAAGTTTTCCCTAGAATGCCAAGACTTTATTTAGAACTTTTAGAAAATAAATCAAAAATAAAACACAACTTAGTTAATACTGATTATATTCCATCATCTTCATCACCTCAACCATTGCAAAAACAAAATATTGTGGAAGATAATTTCTATAATAAATCGGATAAAAAAAAATATGAAGAAGATGATATTTTTAAGGATGATGAAAATAATATTGTGAAAGAAAAAGATTCAGTAAATAATAATAATGATGATTTCGAATCAAGATTAAATAAATATTTAGAAGAAAATAAATCTGTTGAGAAAAAATCTAATAATGATGATAAATACAATGATGATAAATACAATGATGATAAATACAATGATGATAAATACAATGATGATAAATACAATGATGATAAATACAATGATAAATATAATGATGATAAATACAATGATAAATACAATGACGATAAACATAAAGAAGATGAAATTTAAAATCTCCTTCTAGCGACATATCTGATCGATTACAAGAACTTTTAAACGAAAAAGACGATGATGATAGAATGTCTAGATCAAGATCTGATAAATATAGTAGACAAAGAAGTTTCTCAAACTATAGAAGTGTCGAACATTATCAAAAAACAAATAATGTTCAAATGCCTCCTGCTTTATCTGAATTAGATAGTAGAGCTGGAATAACAAGAAAAAAAGAACTAAAAGATATAAACTACACATACGATGAACAACAAGAGGAAGATTTAAAAAGAGAACTTATGTTCAAAATAGATTTACTTAAAAAATCATATCCAAATGCAAATATACCAGAATTTAGCATTCATTCTGATTATACAACCATGAAAAAATCATATGATACAACTGTTAGACGTCTTTCATTAGATTCATCAGTTGATAGTTATAAAAGTTATTTAATAGGAGGATTTATGGTTTGTGAATTTGTTTTAGGAAATTATTTAGGATTTGACATGCAGGGTTTCACTCAACAACAAATTCTATCAATGAATTCTTATGAAAAACTTTTAATAGAACTTGGAGAAAAATCTTATATGCCACAAGGTTCTAAGTGGCCAGTTGAAGTTAGATTATTAGGTTTAATTATAATGAACGCAGTTCTATTTATTGTTAGTAAAATGATTATGAAAAAAACTGGAAGTAATTTAATAGGTATGATTAATAATATGAACAGTGCTTCATCTTCTCAAACTCAAGCTAATAATTTAAATAAAAAGAAAATGAAACCTCCGAATATAAATTTAGATGAAATTCCCGAAGTCAGTGACTTGAATAATTCATAGCTTAAAAATAAAAATACTTTGATATAGTAATCTTATGAATAAAAAAAAGAATAAGAAAAAACGCATTATTAGACTATCTTTGCTACGAAATAAAATGACAAATATTTTTGAAAAAAAGAGATTCAAATTCTTAGGAAGTTTTTCTATTTTATTACATATATTAGCTGCTAGTTGGGTTCTTTATGCCATGTTATACAATCCAAAAAGTATAAATAATAGTTTAAATTTTGGTAGATATATATTTGGTCTTGAAGAACATGAACATGGTATAGATAAAATTTTTGAAAGCTGGTTATTATCAATTCAGTTGAGGTATATAATAACAGACTGTTATGTTTTTTACAATGCTTTAGTGAATCATCGTTTATTAAAACACACCATTACAATACATGGTATCGAAGGGATTGTCTGTAGTTTTATATTTTTTTTTAAATACGATAAGGATTATTTCATTTTTGGTGTTATTTGTCTTATATGGAGTTTTTTGTGGTTTTCAGCCAGTCGTTTTATAGATAATTTTACATCACCAATCATAAATTTGTAATTTTTTTTTATATATAATCATTTTTATTTTTTATTATATATAAATAAATAGAATGGGTCTAACACAAAGTTTTATAACAAATATTGATAAAGATATAAATAATACAAATAACACACTCCCATCTTACTACAAAAATCATCCTAAACTTTTAAAAACTCAACCTGGTAAATCAAGTATTTTATTTGAAATAATTTCTAATAAAAATATAAATTATCCATTCGGTTTAAAAGACGGTAATGTTGAATTAGTAACTCATGTTCCAATTTCAGATAAAATATTTCAAATTGCTTATGACATCGGGGTTAATAATAATACAATTGGATATTCAAAATTAAGATATGAAATTGATAATTCTTGGAGTGATTGGATCGATAACACTGGATCACAAGGAAATGCGGGTCCAACAGGTGAAAAAGGTGATACTGGACCCGCAGGAAAAGATTTAGTTCTAAACAATGATATTACGGTTTCATCTATTCAATTAGGTAAAACACAATATTCTATTAATAAAGATGGTCTAATTTCAACATCAGGTATTAAAATTATTAATGATCCAAATGGCTCAACCGGATTTATTTCAATTGATGATGTATCTATCTATAAATCTGATTTCCAAAATCTTAAAAATTTAAAAACATCAATTGGAGATATAGAAACAAATACAGATAATAAATTTAAAGTGTTGACTGATTTTGCCAAATCGTCATTAACAGACATAAATAATAATTTACAAACAAGATTAAATGATTTTACTGTAAACAACGATAAATCCATAAAAGATTTAAACGACAGCTATAATAATGTAAGTAACCAATTAAATTCTTTTAGTTTAAATACTACTAATAATTTAACTAGTATACAAAATAATCTTACCAATTTAAATTCTTTTACTGGAACTACTAGTGATACTTTAACTGGGATTCAAAATAATCTTACAACTTTGAATTCTTTTACTCAATCTACTAATAATACTTTAACTGGTATTCAGAGCAATCTTACCACTTTAAATTCTTTTACTGGTAATACTAAAGATACTTTAACTGGTATACAAAGTAATCTTTCCAGTTTGAATTCTTTTACTGGAACTACTAGAGATACGTTGACTGGTATACAAACTAATCTTACTACTTTGAATTCTTTTACTGGAACTACTAGAGATACGTTGACTGGTATTCAAAGTAATCTCATCACTTTGAATTATTTTACCGGAACTACTAGAGATACGTTGACTGGTATACAAACTAATCTTACAACTTTGAATTCTTTTACTGGAACTACTAGAGATACGTTGACTGGTATACAAAGTAATCTTGCCAGTTTGAATTCTTTTACTGGAACTATTAGAGATAATTTTACTGGTATACAAAGTAATCTAAATTCAATGTCTGGAACTTTAAATTCTATAACATCGATTACATCTAAATTAAATCAATCAAATAGGGCGATTTCAATCGGATCTAATCAAACTACATTACCAGCTAATTCAATTTCGATTGGAAATAATTCTTCCATGAATAATACAGGTATTGTTCTTAATGCTTCTAGTACAATCTTAAATCCAACTAATACTGGATTTTTTGTTCAACCAGTTTCCGATGTAACTCAACAAATGATTCCAAATGGAATTGTAACATATAATAACACTTCAAAAGAAATAGGTTTTAATAGCAGTTTTATTCCAAACGGACCTAGAATTAATTTAGGTAATAACATCTCGTATTATATTGACAATTTAGGTAACATGGTTTCTAATAAATCAACAAGTCAAATGATTTGTATGTCACCGAATTTTCAACAGAATATAAATAATACATTTTTACCTACAGGAAACAACGTCAGTGCAACATTAATTAGTCTATCGAATACTGGTCAATATCAAACAGGAGTTTGGTACGATATAAATGGGACTAGTGGAAATATTCATGTATCTTCAGACTATGGAAAATCATGGACTAAAAAAACTACTTATGTTAGTAAATATGATAATTTAACTTACAACTTATTATTTAATTGGACTGGTATTAAAGTATCTGGAACAGGGCAATATCAAGCTGCTGTTAATACTTCTTTTTACCTATTTACATCTTCAAACTTTGGTGTAACATGGAATCGTTTAGGTCGCGCAACTGAAGATTTTCCTCCTGGACGTAGTATTGATATGACAACAGATGGAAAATATCAAGTTTATATTTCAATTAAAACCGGTTCTGTTTCACGCTCCGCCAAATACGAATCAAATAATTTTGGATTAGATTTATCGTGGACTAATTCTAATTCGTGGACAGGAATTCCATCCACATTTAATCCTATTCAAATTGCAATATCTTCCGATAATGGTAATTATCAACTAGTTATGGTTGATTCATCTGGGGGAACTTTATATTTATCTGTCGATAAAGGAAATAATTGGAGATCAGTTGCTTTTCAAGGTTCGTACTCTTCGATTTCAATGTCATCATCAGGTCAGTATCAAATAGCACAAATGAACTCAAATATTATAATGTCAAATGATTTTGGTAATACCTGGAAAAATATTGAAGTAACGGTTCCAACTGGTAAAGGTCTACGTTCAATATCAATGTCCTCATCCGGTCAATATATGTTTTATTCTACAATCCCATCGGGATTTTTATATCATTCTTTAAATTATGGACAAAGCTGGATAACAATAACAACTCCAAATGATTGGGGTATTACTGCTATATCAGGTGATGGAAATTATAAAAGTGTATTACTTCCTTCACTTTCCCAAGTTTATACAAATAAAACATTTTTTCTTGATGAAAGTAGTTTTTGTTTAAATGACACTGATATTTATAATTTAAAAATGTTAAGTAGTAATGGTTATGACAATACTAAAGTTTCTTCAAATTTTTGTATTGGAAATACATGTATAGATGAAAAAACTTTAACAAAAATAAATTTATTTCAGCAATTTCCTCAAATTAGAATTATGTTCATATTTGATGATGTATCTGGTAATGGCACTTGTGTATCTTATGACTCAGGAAAAAATTGGAGCCTGTTGTTCAAGAAAAAAACTCCTTATGACATATACCCTTCATTTCCAAACAATGCAAGTGCTTTTACAAGAAGAGTGTTTGCAAGTGATAATAATAAAATTATATTATTTTCACGGTTTTATCCTGATGGATATTATACATTTGATCTAACAAATTGGACAAAAATGGATATTTCACAAGTTTTTAACACAACATTATTTGGAGTTTTATTCTCGAATAACATGTGGATTGCGGTTGGAATGGGTACTAATCACACTGTTGCTTATAGTTTAAACGGAATAAATTGGATCGGATTAGGATTAGTTATTTCACTTGATAATATTAGTATGTATGGTTCTGGTTCAGTTGAATATGGAAATAATTTATGGATTATTTGGGCAAGAAACGAATTTTATAGTTCTCCAATGAAATCGCAGATAATGTATTCATCCAACGGAACTACATGGACTAACTTACAAAATATATTTACTTCAATTACTGATTCAGTTATTACTAGTATTAAATATGTAAATGGTGTGTGGATTTCATTAGGAGTAACGGGTAAAGGCACATTTTTATCTTTTTCTACAAACGGAACAGTTTGGTCACCTCCTCAGAGTATAAATAGTTTTCAAGGAAACGGATTTGTTCCATCTTCGAATACGATTGCTTATGGTAATGGTAAATGGGTTATTTGCGATGGTTGGGGTGCAATCGCATATGCCACAACATTTTCAGTAACTTCCGGATTTAATTTTACAATAATTACTTCTAGAGTAACAACATCAACTATACAAAATTTATATTTCATGTCAGGTTTATTTTATATATTAACATCGAATAGTACAATATACACATCTTCAGATGGTATTACATGGACAATTGAAACAAAATTAGATAAATATAAACCTGCTAATTTTTATCAGATGTTTGAAACAACATTATAAATATATATTAATTTTTACATAATATATATTTTCAATAAAACTTAAAGAAAAAAGTAGTATAATAAAATGAATAATGCCGATAAAAAAAGAAATTTTATATCCAGTATTTTTAGAATGTTTACAGTTCATCAATGATGTTTTTTGGGAAAATATTTTTGAAGATTTAGCATATGGTAAAACTCCATATGGCACTTATATAAATAAAGAGTTTTTATGTTGTAACTACAAAGATAAGGAATTCAGCTACAAAATTGAAAAAAAAGACCCTGAAATTTTATATAACGATATTTACAATCTTCTTGGTAAAAAATTAGGAATACTTTCTCTACGCGATAAAACTAATCGTCAAATTGATTTTCAAAATATTGAAAATGAATTAAAAGAGGGTAGAAAAAATTGGTCTAATATAAGAAAAAAAAATATAAAAGACCTTCTTATTGAAAGATATGTTTTAAATATGAAAGAAAAACATTCATTGTCTTATAAACAAGCTCAAAATTTACTTTCAACTATATTTGCTGGATTAATTTTTAAAGTATTTACTGTAAAAGATATAAAATACGATGATGGAATTATATCTGAAATCGAGGGTATTACTTTCTCAGATAAAAATTTCAATATAGAAAGAAATATTTACGGAAACGATATTGAATTTAGAAAATGTATTGTCGTCGATAAAAATTCTATGAGCGATAATTGGGAAAAATTTTTAAGTAACCTAAGAAAACTTACTTGTTGATCCAAATCCACCACCTGCTCTTTCTGTTTCGATAAATTCACTTTCAAACACTTGTTCCATTTCAAAATGTATTGCCTTATCAATTATTAACTGACAACATGTAAATGGCAATTTTAAATCTGGTAAAGAATCATCTATTTTAGTCAAAACTATTTTCAAAGACGCTGTATAACTCGGATCTATTATTCCTACTGAATTTGCTAACATATATCCACTTTTACTCAAAGAACTTCGAGGCACTATCTTAGTATAATATCCAAAACATGGTTGAACTCTAATAAAAGTATCATACATGGCCGTTTTTGAACTAATATCCTTGACTTTTTTAATTATAGTTAAGTCATATCCAATATCTGATGCTCTATGTTTATATGGTATAACAGCATCATCATTTGACTTGATAAATTTACAAAAAGGTATGATACTTTGATTATTACTATATGTCATCAGTTCTAAATATTTTTTATACATATTATTATCTCTAAATCTAGCATCAGATTTACTATATATTTCATGTAAAAAATCCATGGCATTTACATTTAAAAATGTAATAATTCCCGCGTTTTGATTAAAACTTGACGGTTTAATTTTATAAAGGTCACGAATATCCTTTATTATATTTTTTTTTTCACTTGCATTAATAATACATTCAACTTGTATGTTCAAAACATTTCCAAATTTAATATTTCCATATGATTCGAAAAATCCAAGAACAAAATAATTAAATAGTTTTAAATCATTTTTGTATTCTTCGGGAATATTTTCCAATATTTTTGAATCACTATAAACTTTTTGAATTAAACTCATAATGTAAAATGTAATAATATTTTATATTACTTTTTTTAGAAATTTTTTATAAAAAAATCAATTTTAAAAAAAAAGATTCCATAATATAAAATGAGTAATTTAAGATATCTAGAAGTTGATAGTACTTATCGTGACAGAAGTCGATTTCCAAATCCCGGTAATTTTGAAATTCCTATTTCACAAACTGGTAGAAAGTCTGCTAAAGATGCTATTGATCCTGTTAGCTTGGGTGCACCTATTATTTCATGGACTTCAAATAATTTAAGTACTAGCACAACAGGTATATTCAAATTAATTTGTAATGTCGAACCTAAAACAACTGCATTATCTGGTTGTATTAGCACACAAAATTTTATAATCAATTCAACGAATAGATTACATCATATGAATGATTACTATGAGGGTCTTATTGTTGAAGACGCTGCTTTCTATAATAGACGAAGAATTACGTCTTATATTTTTTTAGGGTCTTTTGGAGGATATGATAGAGCTGAAATCAATGTAGACTCACCTTTTCCTGAAACTTTTGTTCCTGGAAATCAAATCAATATTTATGACCCAACTGATCTGTCAAATTCTTTTTATCCATTATTTTGGGTTCCATCTGGTAGAAATCTTGAAGACCAATATATTAATCATTATATTTTCAATGAAACCATAAACGATTGGAGAAAAATTGTCTACTATAGTAATATAACTCATACAATTCTAGTTGAAACTAATGACACGAACCCTTTACCTATCACATGGACTGCTAATGATAATTACTCTATAAGAAAAGAAATTCCTTACTATCCATTAAATAATGATTCCAACCCAACTGTTGCATCATCAACTCTATCTTCTGTTACCATATATTTTAATTTACCTGGTATTGATAATACTAAATTTATCAGAATTTTACCTCCTATTTATAATTACAATTTAACAGGTGCATATAACGAATGCAGAAGAATTACATCTTATGATAGTTTGACTAATACTATAACTGTTTTTCCAAACTTTACTGAAGCTCCTGTTGTTGATGCTAAAATAGAAATTTTAAATTTTTCATATGATAATTTGAATCCCTTCGTATATACAGGTAGTTTAACATCACAACAAGAATTAGTTTGTTATGAAATTGAATTACTAAGTTTATTACTACCAACTGAAACATTGACTGTTGCCAATGGTGGAGCAATTAGCTATTATCCTTATGTTTATGTTGAATTATCAAATACATGTTCTTCAAATAGAAATATTATATATTCTAATAATCCTAATAGCACAAAACAATTATTCAGAGTTCCGATTTTTGATATTCAAGATAATCCAGTTTTTACAAAAATTGGAGGAGGAATGTCTCAAACTATTAAATTTAAACCAAATGATACTTTATATTTTGCAGTAACCCTACCAAACGGTGAAGTTTTTCAAAATATTGTACCTGAAAGATTCTCACCATTATCACCCGAACCTAGAATTCAAATTAGTGCAATGTTTTCATTAAAGCGTTTAGTTTAAATAAAAAAAAATCAAAAAAAAATTAATGTACAGAAGTCCTAATTTTTTTCAAATAGATAATGAAGATGGTAAAAAAATTTCAGTGTTTGATATGTCGTTTTTAGATGATAAAGCGTCGTTTAAAAGATTTTTGTTTTCCAACATACCAACTCTTGTATCTAATGACAACAAAACTTATCAAGATTATATAATAACTGCTAAAGAAAAAATAAAAGATTTTGATTATTATTTCGAATAAAATATATATTCAAGTTAGTTTTTATATTTTTTTCTTAAAATTAGTATTCCATTCTGTGATTGAATATTTTGAAGACATCGATAAATTACAATTCGAACATAATCGGTCTTAAATTTTCTATATACATGTATTTACTGCTCATCGAGATTCTGGAATATTATGTCCAACATGAAAAATAATGACTGTTGTTACACTTATTATCGAATTCTTCTCCATTGTATTTTAACCATACCTGTTGTCTTAATGTTTTCGGAACTTTTTTCTTTTATATATTGTTGTTTTGTAAACATTTATAATTAATTATAAATGTTTAAATAATAGAATTTTATGAATACAAATCTTTACTTTTTTTCTTTATCGATTTAGATTTTCTCTTACTTTTATTCATCTTTTTATTTTTATTTAATTTTTTTCTTTTCATCTTTTTACTACTTTTTTTCTTCACACTTCTCTTTCTGCTATTTTTTTTTATTTTACTGTTTATAATTCTCTTATTATTTTTAGACTTAAATATTTTCTTTTTCTTTCCGTTCGATTCCGATTTCAGTATACACATTTTATAATCAAATGGAAATAAACGATAAACATAATTTACGCCTTGGCCTTCTTGACAATGTAATGCACCAACAACACTACCACCTGCTAAAACTGATTTTGACACTAAACTTTTTATATGCACATTTATTCTTTCTGCAACGAAAAATTTATAATCATTCTCAAATAAATTTTCATCATAGACTATCATTCCTCCAACACTCGTAAAATTCCGTAAATTAAAAAAAACTATATTTTTGCATATGTTTTCTTCTCTCATCATTCCACCCACCGATAAACACGGATAAAATAATTCTCCTTTTGAAATGTTTCCTTTGGATATTAGACAAAATTGTGTACCAATTTTCAAAATTACTTCATCTTTATTTTCTGCCTTATCTAAAAAAGATACTACGTTTATATCTTTTAAATCAATCATATCATAAAACGAGTCTTCTTTTTTAATAAATTGATCGCTTGTAAGACTTGTTTTATTTAATATTTTTACTAAAGTTTCACAATCATTTAATCCCATACTCTCAACACTATCCGGTATTTTTATTGATGTTAAAGAAGCGCAATTACGAAAAACATAATTTCCAATATTCTTAACACTATTTGGTATTTCCACAGAAGTTAATCCAGTGCAACCTTCAAAAGCAGAATTTCCAATATTTATAACACTACTTGGTATTTCCACAGAAGTTAATCCAGTGCAACCTTCAAAAGCATAATTTCCAATATTTATAACACTACTTGGTGATTCAAAATTAACAGAAGTTAATCCAGTGCATCTTTGAAAAGCAAAATGTCCAATATTTGTAACACTATCTGGTATTTCCACAGAAGTTAATTTAGCGCAACCTACAAAAGCAGCATTTCCAATATTTATAACACTACTTGGTGATTCAAATTCCACAGAAGTTAAAGAAGTGCATAATGTAAAAGCATTATTTCCAATACTCTTAACACTATTTGGAATAATTACAGAAGTTAAAGAAGTGCACTCAATAAAAGCAGATGCTCTAATACTCGTTACATTTTCTGTCATCGTTAATGATCTTATATTTTTTGGTATTTCATCGTCGTTTCGGTTCATTTCAAATGGCTTCGAAAAAAAACCACCTCCATCTAAAGAATTTTTATTTATTTTTGTTTTACTTTTTATGTGCATTTTATTTATTATTAATTATTTTTTCTTTTTTTTTATTTCGTTAAAATAAAAAAATGTCTGATATGAAAGAAGACGATGTTTTATTGGATATTATAGATTTTGTTGATTCCAGTATTACTCCTGAAGAATATAATGCTGTGAGATCAATGTATAATAGTATATATGATAAGAATATTGATTCAACAAACATAATTAGTTATGTTATACTACTCATGAAAATTGTTTCATCCTTTAAAAATATAGAAAATTTCGATAAAAAAAAATTAGTAATATTCGTTTCTCAAAAATTTATACAATTTAATATAACCGACCCTGAAGAAAGCGCAATTTTAATTTCTTTTGTTCAAAATATTTTACCAAACGTAGTTGACACATTATGTTCTATTGATAGTAAGAAAATTATAATAAATACCGAGAAATATATTCAAACATCTTGCTGCTTTCCTTGTTTTAGAAAATAAAAGTTAGAGACTTTTTTTTATTTATTATTACAAAAAATAATAAATAAAAATATTTTTTACATTCAACATGTAAGTTGACAGAAAGCTCCAGCTGGACACAATGTCGATGTTGTAGGTGTTGGACAATAATAACCTGATGGGCAATCGCCTGGAGCAACAGCACCTTGATTTGGACAATACGAACCAACAGGACACAATATTGGTGCTCCAGTTGTTGTTGGACAATAATATCCAGTTGGACAAATTGTCTGTGATGATAAACCTGCAGTTTGACAAGTGTAACCAGGACTACATAATATTGGTGCTCCAGTTGTTGTTGGACAATAATATCCAGTTGGACAAATTGTCTGTGATGATAAACCTGTAGTTTGACAAGTGTTACCTAATTGACATGTTAATGCTCCAGTTAATCCAGGTGTTGGACAATATGATCCAATTGGACATTGTAATGAACCAGTAAGTCCAGGTGTTGGACAATATGATCCAATTTGACATGACAATGCACCAGTTAATCCAGTTGTTGGACAATATGATCCAATTGGACATGTTAATGCTCCAGTTAATCCAGTTGTTGGACAATATGATCCAATTGGACATGTTAATGCTCCAGTTAATCCAGTTGTTGGACAATATGATCCAATTGGACATTGTAATGAACCAGTAAGTCCAGTTGTTGGACAATATGATCCAATTTGACATGACAATGCACCAGTTAATCCAGTTGTTGGACAATATGATCCAGTTGGACACAATGTAAATCTAGTTCTACAAGAATTATTTACAGATAAATCAAAATTTTCTTTTGTTTCTGATGTCAATTTAAAATTTTCACCACATCTACAATATTGTTTATGTTGGATTGATGTTTTTCCAATAGAAAATAATACAAATAGTAATAACAAAATAAAAAATGAGATAATAATAATAAATGATATTTCCATATTTTATAATATTACAACATAATAAAAAAAAAATATTTTACGAAATAGAATTCGATATATAAATTTTACTACTAGCAGATAAAATTGCACCGCTATAAATTCCATCAGCAGATATACTAACTTTATTCCATGACAAATTATTATCAATTATATTCCAAGTATTACCATAGTCTTTAGAACCATACAAATATCTAGTTGTACTTAATATAATATATTGTCCTGTTGAAGATATTGATGAAGAACGTAAAGAATAACCAATGGAAATTATAATTCTTATCCAGTTATTACCAAAATCACTTGAAAAAATAATATATTCATTATATTGAAAACCTATTTGATATTTACCAGATGATGAAACAGAAACACCATACCATATATTCCCAGCATAAGTCAAGCTTAAAGAAACTACTCTCCAATTATTTCCTTTATCTACACTTAAATATAAAGGTTCACTACTTAGACTAACAGCAACTAGTTGATAATTACCATCTGAAGATATGGCAATTTTATGAGGAAATTTTGTTGATGGAATTCCTGACCATATAGTATTTGGACCAGTCCAAGTACTTCCGAAATCATTAGATTCGTATTTTACACCATTAGGTCCTATAGCTATTTGATATTTACCATCCGATGAAATAGCTAAATCGGGAGCGGCTGGTTGACTATATGAAATTTTTTGATTCCATATTGAACCATAATTAGATGAAACATATACATAAAAAGTAGTTGAAAATATTCGATATTGTCCACTATTTGACATTACTATACTTCTAGGAGTATCATTCACAAATATATTTGTCCAGGTTTCTCCGTAGTCAGCTGAAGAATATATAGAGCTACTGTTTTCGGTGGCAGTTTGATATTGTCCATTACCAGATAAGCAAATGTTTGTCCACTGTTTTACAAAATTTCCTTTTTGAACAAATTGGAATAAATAATTTCTTTCGTTCGTACTTCCCTGCGGACAATAAGAACCTGTTGAACATCTTATTTGTGATAATGCATTTGGGCAATAAAAACCTTCTGAACATAATGTTTGTATTATACTTCCTTGTTGACAATAATAACCTGTACTACACTCTATTTGCAACGAAGGATTTGGACAATAATATCCTGATGCACATAAATTATATGATGAACTTCTTATCGGACAGTAATAACCTGTACTACATTGTGTTGGATAATAAGGATTCGAACAATAATAACCTGATGGACAATCTTTTGGTGTTTCAGGCCCCCTTCCATATTCATTAAAACATAAATACCCAGGATCACAGGGTATTTGAATTGAAGGATCCGGACAGTAATACCCAGCCATACAATAATATTGATATTCACTTCCTGGACAATAAAAACCTTGGTCACATTTAATTTGTGATGAAGTATTAGGACAATAATAACCTGATGCACATTTTGTTTGTGATACACTTCCTTGTGGACAATAATAACCTTTATCACATACATTCTGTGTATAACTATTTGGGCAATAATTACCCATTGAACATAGTGTCTCGGTTATACTTCCTGATGGACAATAAGATCCTGTACCACTACATATAACTTGCGTCGAAGTATTCGGACAATAATATCCTGATGAACATTGTGTTGTAATAATACTTCCCGGAGGACAATAAGATCCGGTTGAACATATGGTAAATCTAGATCTACAAGAATTATCAGTTTCTAAATTAAAATTTTCATAACATTTCCTATATGATTTTTTTTTATATTTAATCATGAAACATAAATATATTGTACACAAAATCATTGTTATTAATAATACAATTATAGAAGAACTATTCATCGTTATTTTATTTTTCATAATATTTTTTATTTCTTATAAAAAATATTATTTTGTATCAAGTTATATAATTTTTTTAATTTCGTTGTTGTTGTTGTATTATATATATATATATGTAATACAATAAAAAAAAATAATTATAGAGTGGATTTACTAATATAAATTCGTGTATTTCTACCAACTGCGCTACTATATTTTCCATCACCTGATATACTAACCGCTGTCCAATACTCCGGAATATTGTTCACCTGTTTCCAAGTTTCACCATAATCTGTGGAACCGTATAGAAATCCACTTTGTTGTGTACCAATTATAACATACTGTCCAGACGAAGACATTGATATACATGAAATATTATTGTAACTTGAACCTTGAAATACATTTATTATATTTTTATTCCATGTACCCCAATTTCGCCCATAATTTGTTGATAAAAATATGTCATAACCTTTACTAATTATTTGATATTGTCCTGTTGATGATAAAGAAGCGTGTGTAAAAAATTTTGAAGTATCATTTCTATATATTGTATTAATAAAGCTTACAACAGACCAAGTTTGTCCTTTATCTGATGATGCATATGGAACACCAATATTACTAGTTGGTAATGATATTTGATATGTTCCATCATCTGATGATATAAAAAGTGCTTGGACTTCTATAGGTAAAGTTGTTTTAATCCATGAAACTCCATAGTCATTTGATTCATTTTTAAAATAATATCTATCGTATTTACCATTTATTGTCATATTATTATAAGTTATTAATATTTGATATTTAGCATCAGATGTGATTTGAATACATCTATTATATGAATAATCACGCGGAAAATTTATTATTGACCAATTCAAACCATAGTCAATTGACTTAAATATTTTGTCATCACCATACGGTTGAATAGCCATTTGATACTGTCCAGAACCTGATATTTTCACATCGTTAACACTGAAACCTTTTAAAATAAAATTTTGGTTCCATGTTTTTCCATAATCCGACGAAACATTTATTGAACCTTCCGCATTATCTAAGTTTCCTACAACAGCTGTTTGATACTGTCCGTTATTTGATATACTAATATTACTCCAAATTCTACTTATATTTACAGGTGTAAAAAAGAATTGGCTACCTACATATCCACTAGCTGAACATACATATCCAGTTGGACAAGATTGTTCAAATGAACTTCCTTGAGGACAATAAGAACCTGTTGCACAAATTTTTGGGTTAGAACTTCCCGTAGGACAGTAATAACCTGTTGGACATATGTTTGGGGTCAAACTTGCTAATGGACAAAAGTAACCTGAACTACATAATATTTGTGAAGAAGGTGTTGGACAATAAAAACCTGGATCACATACATTTGGCATTACAGTTCCTCCTGGGCAATAATTTCCTGAAATACAGGCTATTTGTGTAGAAGGAGTTTGACAATAAGAACCTGTTGCACAAATTGTAGGGTTAGAACTTCCTGTAGGACAGTAATAACCTGTTGGGCATTCTAAAGGATATTTTCTACAAATAATATTATCTAAGTCAAATTTTTCATTTGAACAAAATTTTATACAAGATTTTTTTTTATATTTAATTCCACAACACGCTAATATTATAAATAAAAATATTATCAATAAAATTCCAAAAATAATCTTGTTATTCATTTATATTTATTATCTATAATTTTTTTTTATTTTTTTTAAACGACGATTTCTTTTACTTCTCCTACTATTTTTAAATTCCCTTCACACATAATGAAACGCGATCCTGATTTTAAATATTCTGGTCGATATTTAAATTTCAGCTTCACATTCGCTGAATCATTTGTTCTCAAAACATTATCATCTTTCATCACATTCCTTGAATTTTGCTTATCCTTTATCTCAAGAATTTGAACTGTTTGTCTTATCGAATTTATACATAATAATGGTTCATATCCTTTTTTTATTGTTGTGGAATGTGTTCGCATCACATCTATTTTTGCGTGAAATGTTTTAACGGCCAACTGTTCAGATTTTGGTGATATTATTACTATACCTTTTCTTATAATTTTACGATCTATTTTTTTAAACGATAAACATACATAACCCCCATATGTTATTGTTTGAACATTTACTTTCTTTGAATGTATTGATTTTATTATTATTGGTTCATAACTACCATCCAAGTTCGGACCTAATAATAAACTATCACCTACTTTAATTGTTCCGGATAATAAATGCCCTCCGAGAACTACACCAACTCCTTTCACTTGAAAAATATTATCAACAAAATATTCTACATTAGTTTTATCTCCAATTTTTGGTTTTTCACCCACTATATTAAAAAATAATCTTAAATTATCCAATCCTTCTCCAGATACATTACTTATTTGAAAAATTGGCGCTATACTATTACTATATATATTTTTTGCACTCAATATAATATCCTCATTATTTTTTACATAAATAGGAATTTTTCTAACAGTCGGATGTTTCAATATTTTATTTATTCCATCAATTGTTTCACTTAAAATTTTTTCTTTTCCTCTACATAAATCTATTTTTCCTATTACAAAAATAAATGGTATTTTAAGTGTCATACATAAAAAAATATGTTCTCTAGTCATTTTAGATATACCATCATTTGCTGCTATTAAAATCATACACATATTTGGAATCGATGTTGAAAGTCCTAGTATAGTTGTTTTTAAATATTTTTCATGTCCTGCTAAATCAAAAAACGATATTATCTTTGAACTTTTTTGTACGATATCACCCCAAGATAATTTATTCAATCCTTGATAATTTACTATATTACCTTTATAATCATATCCTAATATTTCATGTGATATCGATGATGTTCTACCTGTTTTCAATTCGTGAACATAATTAAACACAGACATTCTAGATAATCCTCTTCCATTATCCAAATTTCCAGTTACTAAACATCCAATCGTTGAACTTTTAGATGCATTTACATTACCTGCGACACATACTTTAATATCAATATATTTTGAACTATTATTTTCTCTTATTAAAACTTCATACACACTTTTGTTGTCAGTTACATTATTCTTTGAAAGAATCTGTACATAGTAATCATTTTTTTTTGCAATAATTTTAAGTGTATTAATAGTCTCTTTATATTCTTCATCTGTTATACCAACTAAATTACCATCATCTTCAACTCCTAAATTATAAAAACATTCACCATTTCCTTCCATGCAACGAAATCTCATTTGTGTCGCAAGTTCTTGTATTCTTTCATCAGTTTTGTCTATCAACTTTAATTTATATTCAACATTTCCATCATCTTTTTCTGGATTCATTTTTTTCATTTTTTTTATTATATTATTTAAATTAAAATCATTTTTCCATTTTATTTACAACCGTTTATTTAAAATGGGAAACTCAAATTTTAACTACTTGAATAAGTTTTATATTTTATTTAAATTTCAAGTAAAAAAAAAAGTCCATAGGTATCCTACAAGGTTGGTGTACAAATTGTGAAAATCTTAGAAATATTGAATTTTCCGAACAAATAAATGATGATAATATACACGAAACGTCTTTTGACAACTGCACTAATATTTTTTTTGTAAAACCTATAACTAAAAAAATAGAAAAAATTTATAGATGAAAAAAAAGTATATTTAAAATAATTTAAGTTAGAATAAAAATAAAATGTTACACTATATTATTTTATTAGATACATCATATAGTATGATTGGTAAAATAAATAAAATTTTAGTTGCTATTAATAATTTTATTTCATCGAATAAAAGTAATAATAATGTTTACTTTACAATTTCTTATTTCAATAACGATATTCATTTTTTAAGAAAAATTACAAATGTAAACTACATAAACAAACCAATTATGGCAGAAGATCTTATATATTTTGGGGGGTTCACGTCATTATATGATTCAGTGTGTGAAATATTAAATGATTTTTCAACTTTCCACAACATTCAACATAAATTATTTATAATAACTGATGGAGAAGATAATAGTTCTAAACATTATAATAAAACTTATACAGAAAATTTATGTGATCATTTTATAAAACAAGGAAATTGGACAATAATTCACTTTCACACTAATGATGTAGAAGGTTTATGTAATATTTCCGAAGATGTAGACATTGAAATGGAAGATGATAAATTGGAAAATATTTTCAAAAACTTGGAAATATAATTCTTATTTTTAGAATTATATTTTTTTGACGACTACATACGTTTTGTCTAAAAATGTTATTGTAATATTCATTAGTTTTTTGACTTTCTTTTTTTACATACATACTTTATAGACAGATTTATTTCTTTTAGATTTTCTTTTGGATGATTTTCTTTTGGATTTTCTTTTGGATGATTTTCTTTTGGATTTTCTTTTGGATTTTCTTTTGGATTTTCTTTTAGATTTTCTCTTTTTATAAGATTTTGTTTGTAAAGATTTTTTTATGGACTTTTTTTTATTACCATCTTTAAAAAAACTATCATCTTTTTTAGAAGAAGAATGCTTAGAATTAGGTTGAATAACAACACTTTCATTTTGAATTATAGAATCGTTTTCTATATTTTCTAAGGATGATCTTATTGTAAAAAAATAATCTTTAAAATTATATGAGTTGTATATGTAACTTTTTATTATTTTTTTTAATTTTTCTGAAATTTTCCTTGATATTAATACTTTTTCATCTAAAATACTTACTTTTTTTTTGAGCTCTTCAACAGTCAGAAATACTTTTTTATCATCATCTCCTTTTTTATAAGGACTTTTTGGACATTTTGCCTCAATAGAACTTTCATCTATATTTTTAAAATTGCAACCATTTATTATAGATGTTTTTTCTTTTTCTTCTTCGTTTAAAAAATTACAAGATTTAAAATTAAAACTTTCGGTGTCTATTGATTTTGAATCAGCTAATTTGTGTTGAAAATATATTGATTTCTGCACTTGATCATTTTTTATGTAATTATATGTAAAACATGTTATATTTGGTGGATGTTTTCCAGTTGTAAATGGACAAATTAAACATAAATTTAAAAAAGGTTTTCTTAAACCTTCTGTGAAAGTTGAAAGTTGATTACCTGAATAAATCATATCATCACAAATTACGACATAATCAGTAGTTTCATTAGGTATTTCTGTTGTATTTCTTACGATTTCAGGTTTAACTTTCATTAAATGGTAAACAATTTCAGAAACCCAACCATTTGATTTTTCTTTAAAAGGAGGAATATACAAAAAGACTTTTTTTGTTTTTTCCATTTTTTCTTCAAATAATTCTACACTTTTACGCAATGAAAATAAAAAATCCTCGATACTTATATAATGTATATTCATAAAAAATAATAACATGTTTTCGAAAGCGTTCAAGTCACTTCGTGGGTTATCATTCAAACAATTGCATTCTTTTTCTATTTCTTTATTTGTATGATAATTTATATATTCTTCTATTAAAGAATTATTTATATCATGATTTATTATAGGTAGCGGAATTAATTTATCATCGTCTTCTCTTTTTCTTTTTCTACTTTCTGTAATAATATCCATTATCTCTTTTATTTTTACAAGAAAAAAAAAAATTTATATAAAATAAAATAAATGTCAAAGAAAAATATTTACGATCAGGCGTACAATTCTTGTACTAAAAAAGGTTTAATTCAATCTAAATGTGCTAAATTTTTAAAATTAGATTTCGAACTTAAGTTGAAAAAATGCAGAACTTCAAAATGTAAAACTTTTTATAAAAATAAATTAAAAAGTCTAAAAAGAAAAAGTAAACGAAGCAGCCGTCGTAATCTAAAACGTTCTTCTTCTAAAAGTAAAAAAAAAATAAAACGTTCTATAAAAACAAAAAAAGACGGATTTGTAGTTGAATTTCCCGTTAAACCATACAACACTTGTTATGTATGGAAAGGTTTTTAAAATAATTTAACCAATTAAAGCCGTATAATATTATATTTTTATTATTTACTATTGTTAACTAGGGTCATTACAAAAAAATATTTTTCAAAAATTTTGAATATAAGTATATTCAAAACCGTCCAAACATAGATTAGTCAAGCTACAAAGTTTAAATTATAAAAACTTGTTTTTTCAAAAATTTTGAATATAAGTATATTCAAAATCGTCCAAACATAGATTAGTCAAAGCTACAAAGTTTAAATTTCATACTTCTTGCAAAAAAAGAATAATACTAATATTCGTCACATGTTTCATAATCTGACGATGACGATGAATAATCATCGCTTTGATAAACAAACCTTTTACCATTTATTATCTTTGTACCATCATTCTCTTCGGCTATGAAGTCAAAATCACCATATTCTAAATCATCGTTTTCACCTTCTTCATACTCTGAAGAATCTTCTGTTACATCGATGCATTTTTCAAAGTGCATTTTACATATTTTTATATTATTTTTATATGTGTGAAAAGATCTATTGCACATTTTTCCTTTTTTGATCTCGCTAGTTCATCTTCGGAAATCCAATAATAACGATTTTTCCAGTCATAAAGTTCAACCATCCATTCAACTTTTCCTCTAGAATTAAGTTTGGATTTTTTAGATATAACCTCTCCAATATACATTTCAGGTTTTTTGAATGAATCACATGTTAACCAGTAATCATTTCTGATAAAGACTTTGCGGCCAAACATATTTATTTCAAAAGTATTTTTTTATACAGAATTTTATATAAAAAATCATTTTTTTATACTGTAAAAATCAGATTATCTTATGTATTTATTATCAAATCATTTATATACGTTCCTTTCGCTAAATGTATATTCAACCATAAGATTAGTCAAAGCTCTTAAGTTTAAATTATAAAAAGTAGCTCTTGAAAATATAAAAAAATAATATGTTTTGTATTATTAAAATGAAATCATTTCTTAATTATATTGGATCGAAACATAGATTTTTTAAACTAATCGAAAAATATTTACCAAAAGAAATATGCAATTACTATGAACCATTTGTTGGAGGAGGAAGCGTTCTTTTTAATATAAATAATAAATATAAAATAAAAAAAAATTACATAAATGATATAGACCCAGAACTGATAAATATTTATAAATCTATTAAAAAAGACGTAAACAAACTTTTGGAATATTTAGAAATATTAGATAAGTTCAAATCAAAACAAAAATTTTTACAGACTCTGACTTTATATAATAATAAAAATGAAATTAATAAAAATAAAATTCTAAAAGCAGCAATATATATTTACTTAAATAAAAAAAGTTTTAACGGTATTTTTCACTATGGAAAATCTGGTATTGCAAAACCCTATTTTTCAGAATACAAGTCTAAACATATTTTTAGTAAAGAAAATATTTTAGAAATTTCAGAATTACTAAAGAATACAAATATTCAAAATACAACCTATGAATTATTTATAAAAAAAAATAAAATAAAAAAAGGGGATTTTGTATACTTAGATCCACCATATTTAGTAAAACAAGTGAAACAATATTACAAAAAATCTTTTGAAAAAAAAAATTATGAAGAACTAAAAACAATATGCGATAAATTAAATAAAAAAAATGTAAATTTTATGATAACTTTGAATGGTAATGTATTTTTAAAAAAAATATTCAAAGAATATAATATTCATTGCTATGAAAAAAAATCTAATATATCCAATTCAAAATATGTAAAAGAATATGAAATGATAATTACTAACTATCAATAGATTTTTATTTATTTAAGATATACATAACTTGATTTTTTTATTCTCATTCAGTACTTTCAATAAGTCTTCTTTATTACCACTAGTGCTAATTGCACTAAATATTCCGTACGGTGTTTGATACAAAAATAAATCTCCATGATTGATTTCTATTTTTTTTTTAATGTAAAAACAAATAAAACCATTATTTTGTGTTATCATGACATCAACATTTTGATGACATTTTGTCATAAATTCAGGATTTTTTATTAGCCAAATTTTTTCTTTTATAGTATGAATCTTCTTATATCCTCTAGACTTAAACTTTTTTTTCTCAATTTTACAGTTTTCTTCGTTAAATGGTATAGAAGTATTTTGTTCAACTAAAAATATTTTAGGATCTATTCCACACTCTTCAAATATTTTTTGTTTAGCGGACACAATATCTATAGAATCTATTTTATTTCCACACATTAGTTTATCGTAATTATTGGAAATTATTTTATATTTCAACCTAAGATTATTATCTATAGCTCGTCTAGGTACACAATTTTTGTTTAAAATGATTTTTTCTAATGTTGCTTTCAGTTCTTCTTCATCCATTAAACATTCCTCACATTTTTCAACACATTTTTCTTGTAAATTATCATAAGCAAATAATTCAGTCATTATTTCTCTAGAAGTAAACATTTCTAAATGAATATCATCTTGATAACAACCTGCTAATCTACAACTTTGAACAATATTAGTTCCAGTTGAACCACTACTTGGAATAAGAATCATGTGTGAAAGATGCCAACTATAATCTTCACTCACATAACTTAGACCTCTACCAGCCAAATTAGATGAAATAATTGCGATATATTCAATATTTCTACATCGATCTTTCAAAATTTGTAAAGTTTTATTTATACTTGAACTTTTTTTTACTTTTATTTCTAATTTGAATTTTTCTGGAATTTCGATAATTATTCCATCGCCATTGTGAATTATAAAAGAAAATTTTTCCTTGATTCTAGAATTTTGTCGCAAATTATTCATCATTTGCACTTGATTTATCTTTATATATTCATCTTTAATTAGAACAATAGGAGGGGCTTTGTCACCATTCTTATCAAAAAATGCATATGATGTTTCAAGCATTCTTTCTAAAATATTTTCTACTATATTATCGTTTTTTACATCTATATTTGTAAAATTTATATTATGGATCCCCTTGTAATTTAATGGACGTTCTAAAGAAATTATTTGTTGATTTGTTAAAATATCTACTTTTTTGAAAATTACAGGTAATCCTGTTCCAGTTACACCTAAAACATGAGCTATTTTACCAGACTGTTTTAACTTATTAAATTCAATTTGAAACTTTGTACCATCATTTTTTTCATTCAAATCTAGCTCATCGATACACATTACAAAAGGATTTATATCATTTTCATCAACAATTTTATTTATTTTTTTTAATTGGATCGAATTTCCACCTATAATAAATATTTTTCTCTTGCTATTGAATTTTTCAATCATATCATCTTCGTCAAGAAATTTATTCTGTTTTGAAAAATCAATCACCTCAAAATCAATTCTTTTTTCTCTTTTAAATTTTTTTAATTTTGATGATATCGATTCACAATCTTCTATATTATTTCTTGTCATTATGATTACATTCATGTCGTTATTAATCATCCAAGTTGAGTAATAAATTATTAAAGAACTTTTTCCACTTTGAATGTATCCTATCACAACTAGATAACAGTATTTTTCAATCTTTTTTATTATTTTCCTTAGACACTCTATTGTTTGCTTTTCTCCTTTCCAACTAGACTCCAATGATGGTCGATAAAAATACTCATCAATTTCATCCATATCACCATTTCCACTACTTTTATTATTCGGAGAAGAAGTGTTGTTTCCTACACTTATTTTTTCTGGAGCAGTCCATTGATGAACATAACGTTTTATAAAACTTGTTATTGACATTGTCAATTGAAAATTAAAAGTAAATCATATTTAAAAAAAATATAAAAAAATCATTTTTTTATACTGTAAAAATCAGATTATCTTATGTATTTATTATCAAATCATTTATATACGTTCCTTTCGCTAAATGTGTTATATCATTCACATTTTCTAATTCATCCTTTGGAATTCTATATTCATTCATGTTTTTTCCAACATTATCTACCACCATTATTTTTGTTTTTTCATTATAAATATACTCATCCGGTATATTCGTTGTTATAACTCCGTATATTTGTTCAACCGATTTCAACGGTAATTGCGCATATTCTTCATCTTTTACTTTTGTAATTTTATTCATGATTTCATAAAAAAATCCTTCTAACGATCTTGAGAATACATACAAAGAACAAAGAAGTTTTTCATAATGAATATTTTTTGGTAAACAATATGTACTAACTTTTCCTATTATACTATACACTGACAATCTAAAAGTTTTTATTGATTCAGCACGAGTTTCTTTTATTGTATACAAAGGTCTAACTTCTCTTGCAATATCTATTATTCCTTTCAAAATATATAAATTATAAAAAGGATTTGTTATTTCATTTTCAATCTTCACCCATTCATTTAAAAATGCTTTATACGAAGTCTCTAAATTTTTACATTCTTGTTTCTGTAAAGGTAATATTATCAAAGTCTGTAAAATATCAATACAATAATGGTCATAATCTTTAAAAAGTTCAGACACTTTGTTATGTTTTTCTAATTTTTCCAGTACATAATCAGATGCTCCATTGTCACCATAATCATCCCAACCTGATTCCCAATCTATATTCAATGGATGAAATATATTTCTCACAACCCTTCGAAAAATTTTTGATTTCTTTGTTCGCCTCTTTGTTTTAATTTCATCCGAAACTGTTACTAAAAATAATTTTGGATCTGCCACCCAATCAAAACGATCACTCAAAAATCCCACATCTGTATGTGCTAAACTCGGCCACAATGGTTCATCATCCATATCTGATATATATGAAAATCCAAAATCAATTATCACTGGATAATACCCCAATGTTGGAACACAAAACTGATTTTCATCATCTATCTTATAAAGAAAAACTAAATCCTTGTCACATTTTTTTATCATAACATTGAACGAATGTAAATCATAATGTGTAAATTTTTTTGTTTTTTGCGCGATGCTTATTGCTAATAAAACTTGTTTTACTATTGAATATAAAACATCCTCGTGAACTTTATCAGTTCTAATGTAATTATAAAATTTACAGCTATTATCTATATATTCACTTAAAAGAATATCTTTCATTATTGGATATTTATTTTCTATCTGGAATGGATTTTCAATATTCTTACGATATTTAGCATCTATTTTGCAATTTATTATACCCAAGCTTTTACAAAAATGTGGACAGTATAATGATATTTCATTTAATCCATCCATCACTCGCGATTCGTGAAAAACCAAATAATTTATATATTGTGAAATTTTAAAAATTATCTCCTTATCTGTATTCTTTATTTTAAAAAGCCCTACAACTCCTTGTTTACCCGGCTTGTCTAACACTTTGTAAAAATCCAACCATTCCTGATACTCATTATTTAAATTTTTATCAACTAGTAGTTTAATTTCCTTGTATTTTTCTAAATTTGTTACGAAAGTTTCCATTTTAACTTATAGAAAAAATCACTTTAAGTATATTTATTTTCATAAAAATGATATTTTATAAAAATATAAAATTGATTTTAAAACTTATTATTTATTACTAAAAAAAATTATAATAATGCATGTTGATTTATCATATAATGACGAAAATAAAATCGCAAGTAATGGCGGTGGTTCAAAAACTAACTATTATGGAAAAAAATTTGAAGTAAAAACAAGTAATCACGAAAGGTTATTGAACGATGGATTTCAAAAAAAATATTTTCTTTCTAAATCACCATCCGATTGTTATTTATCAAAAAAATTTGAAGATAAAACAATAACATTCACAGTTCAGAAAGGCTTGAAAAAATACATGAAATTTAAATATGGCATTGATTTGTTCAGATATCCCGATGAATCATATATTATTGAATATAACGATGGAAGGAAGGTTGTTAAAATATTGGAAAAAAAACATCAACGTGTTGAAGGTTCGGTTGAAATCAAACTATGGAGTGGACCATCTCTTAAAAGAGAATATGAATTAATATTAGGAGAAAAATTTGAAGTTGTATACGGTTTTTGTGTAAGTGATTTTTTAAAAAAGAAATTTGTATCGGCACTAAAAAAATATACTACACTTAATAAAATACTTCATGAAAATAACATTTCTGTTTTATTTGGAGATGACGAACAATATTATGAAAATCTTGATATGTGGATAGTTAGTAATTCGTGATGATCACTTCTTTTGCTTTTGACTCCGGATTTTTTGAATTAATTGATCTTTTACATAAGATTGATACTACTTTATACTTTTCATTTAAAAAATTCTCACGAACTAAATTAACATCTGAATTACTCAACATAATCTTTTTATTTGTTTCTGTTAGTTCATGTATCATTTTGAATAATTTATTATGATTTTCTATTTTAAACCCATTTTCCGTGTAACCAACAAATGATTTGTCAGTTTCAGGTGCATATGGTGGGTCAAGATATACAAAATCATTAGACTCAACTTTTAACAAAGACTCCTTAAAATCACTACATGTGAATATCACACCTTGAATTAGAGCATGAATTTTGTCTAAATGGTCTTTGTTTATTATTTCAGGATTTTTATAGTGTCCATACGGGACATTGAAACCTTTAGGACCAACTCTGAATACACCTCGAAAACATGTTTTGTTCAAAAATATAAACATCGCTGATCCTTTGATTGTCTTCTTGTCATCTGAACTTAATTTATTATAAGCACTTCTTATCCAATAAAAAAAATTCTCTTTTGCAATCTTCGCCTCATCTTTATTTTTTGGAACTCTATTGATTTCTCCATCACCACATTCATTGAAATCTTTTAAAATTTTTTTTATTTCATTGTATAATTCGTCATGATTTATTTGAATGTTTTTGTAAACATATATTAACGATTCATTCAAATCATATGCATAGATATCGCCTTCGACTTTTATTATTCCTTTTTTTACATTTGATAATAGATTTAATAAAACACTTCCTCCACCTAAAAATATTTCACGATAATTATTCATTTCGGTTGGAAAATTCTTTACTAATTCGTTCATTATTTGAGTTTTTCCTCCTACCCACTTCAAAATCGGTTTTGGTGTAATATAATTTTTATTTACCCCGCCCATACATTTTTTACTATGAGAATTACATTCTTTTTTTTGTTTGAATGTTTTATCACACTTGACACAGTTATATTTGTCCATTTTAAGTTTATAAAGGAAAATATTTTTTTTAAAATCAATTTTCAATAATCATCTTTACAAACTTTTTTTATTATAATATATTCGTTATATTATAATAAAAAATGCTACCCGTTACAAAATTTCTTTTTTTTATTCATATTCTTATCGCATCACTAATTGAATATGGAGGTGATGCTAGTCTAAAAATGTATGCAACTACAAATTCTCTCGGGTTTTTAGCTTTGGGAATATTTTGTTATTCTTTACTAGTTTTATCTCTCATTTATATTCTAAAATATTCCAATGTTATGCAAATGAATATACAATGGGATGCACTAAGTGTTATATTAGAAACTTTACTTGCCTATTTTTTCTTGAAAGAAACTCTGAATGGTACATCACAATACATCGGTTTTTTTCTAATTGTGACTGGATTAATTTGTATGAATCTAGGGGCATCTTCGTACAATTAAGATGATGTTAAACAAGCCAATTCATTTCTAAAAATTGTATTATCTGAATTCATCATTATAATTTCATTTGCTGGTGGATTAAATATTCGAAATTTCTCACTATCTATACTACCATCTTCTTTTGTCCATAAATTCACTGCTAAATTTATTGTCTTATCTTTTAATCCTGAGGTCAATATTAAATCAGTTAATTTCGAAGCTTTTAAATCTTTCTCGACACCCCCCTCTGTGTTTTGGAATTTGAACACACTTCTACTTGGATCTGTGCAAAAGTAATTTAATTTTCCTTCTCCATCTTTTAATATCGTATTATAAGCAAAATGTGCAACGCCTTTTTGACCATCGATTATATGATTTTTTGTTAGTTTCTTCTCAACCATTTCTTTGATTTTTTCAGGATCATATACGAAATTATTAATCATATTAATTTTATTACCGTTTTGCACAGTTTTTGGTTGAGACGCAATTTTATGAACTAATTCGCGATCTTTACTTAAGATATTATTTTCAGCTTCTATTTTGATAATATGTTCTTTCAATTTTTGAATTTCATACATAAGTTCTGATATTTCTTGTTCGTGATTTTTTCTTATTTCTTCTAAATCTTGTTCATGATTTTTTCTTATTTCTTCTAATTTTAGTTTATCTTTATTTTTTTTATTTTTACAAATCATTATATGTTTATTCATATTCGGTGTTGAAAATGATTTGTTACAAAAATTACATGATATCAAATCAATTTTTATATCTTTATCACTAGACTTTTGTTGTAAATTTAAACATGTTTTACTATTTCTTTGATGATAATTAAGATTACTTTTACTACTAAAATTGCTTTTACAAAATTCGCATTCCATTGTTTTTATTATTATTTTTATTTTTAAAATATTTTAAATAATTAAAAAATCATTTTTTTTTAAAGTTTTTGATTTTTAAAACTTTACTATTTTTCAGAAAATCGATTTTGGTAAATTCGTCAACACACACACACATTTTTTCATTTTTTTCAAGTAAGTGTCAAAAACTGGTTAGTAATTTTTGAACAAAGTCAACCTATTTTCAAATCTATTTTTTTACGAAATTATTAAAATTATTAAAAAAATTATTAAAAAATTAATCAATTTATTAAATTTTTAATAATTTTTAACAAATGTATATTTTTCAAGTATAATCACTGGTCAACAACAGAAAAAAAATTAATAATTATATGAAATACAGTTTAAAAAAACATCTTTTGGAGATTATATGAAATACAGTTAAAAAAAACATCTTTGGAGATTTATTAAAATTTTAATAATTTTAACAAATGTATATTTTTCAAGTATAATCGCTGGTTAACACCAGAAAAAAAATTAATAATTATATGAAATACAGTTTAAAAAAACATCTTTTGGAGATTTATTAAAATTTAATAAA